CGCCAGCAGTCCCATTTGGCGCGACCTGCGCGCACGGGGGATGGAACTTGCCCGCACGTAAGGGACGCGCGGGCTGCTGGTTGGTGGCTGCGGGCCCGGCATAGCCAGCTTCCCGTAGTCCACAGACACGCATTTCTGCAGTGCCGTAAGATCGCCAGACTTCATCTGGCTCAAGTTAGAACGTGCCACGACTGTGTTCATGTCGTCAAGCACCATGCCGTATGTGACGCCGTACCGCCGCTGAATGAACTCGTCCAGCTCCTCGTAGGTCGCAGGGTCCACCTTGCCCATCGGAACGTACGCCTGGTTGACCACAACATTGCACGGCAGGTCGGGCAAAAGCTTCCGCAGTATCAAAACCACGTCCGGAAATGCTGCCAAATCGTAGCACAGGCCCAAAACCTTCGACGCAAGCAGAGCGGCCGGATTGCCACTATTGGCAGTATACCCCGCTTTCATCCAGGCACGGCCCAACTTCGGCGCCAACGTCCACCCGTCGCGTGTGGGCACAAAGACGCAGCTGCAAAAATCCAGGTTGGCCTCCGGCTCAGTGCGTGACCCGACGGCGGCAAGCTCGTACTCAATTCCCCACTCCACGCAGTTGGCGGAGAACTCCTCAAACGTCTTGGCATCCGACACGGCAGCCAACACAAGCGCCACCCCGAGTGTGGTGTTCCAATACAGCGTGTCGGGATCGCCGCTTGCCACGTCGCCCTCCACCTCGAACCGCACCCCGAGCCCCTTGTATGACCCTTTCCGCTTTATCAACCGGTCCAGCATCGACACTATCTCGATCGGCATGCCGAGCGCCAGCAAATGTCTCGCCTTAAGCCTGAGCAGCGTCGCGCTGACATGCCCGTCCCACCGTTTCGCGTCGATGGCATAGCACTTGTCCCCCCAAACAATGAACACATCATCCCCGCAGTCAACAACGCCGTTATCCGCGCTGTCCATGATCTTGCGTATGATCTTGGCCGTGTCCGATTTGGTCCTGCCGTATGCCATGCACACCCGCCAACCATCGATGAGGCTGTCTGGCCCTCCATCGAAAACCTCCGAGGCCCTTCGCCCGAACGCCGTGAAATATGGTCCAGCCACTGCCTGCACGATGTCCTCACTCGCTTGAATGGTGCGAGGATCCGAGCACGATATGACGTACACTGTACCGTTGTGCACCACAACCTTGTCCAGCTGCATCAAATTCGTCTCATGCTTTAGGAAACAGCTCCGCTGATCCCACCGATTCTTCCCCCCCAAGAGATTGTCGTCGAACACGGCGTATCCAACAACGGAAAACAAAGTCAACGCCTGTAAATACCTGTTCTTCTTCCTCGTTGGAAACTTCGATGCCCACTCCACCGGGTCGTCGCTCTCGACCCTGCCCATCTTCGCCGAAATCTTGTCCAGCTTCGTCACCAGCTTCTCGGTGTCCCTCTTGCACTCTGGCACGTCGACGAGCACCCTACCGTAGATCGAGTGCAGGACGTTGCTAGTGTTAGACGCAAATGAGGCAGCCAAAACCACGGCCGACATCAACAATGTCAACCGGTTTTTCCCCTTGGTTCTGCCATGTCCAACCTTGAGCTTCTCCTTCGTCCCTGGCTTGAGCGGAAACTTGTCGTCGCAACTCGCCGTCTGCGAGTACTCTTGAAATTGTGAGTCCTTGCCCATAGGCTCCACACGAGGAAACCGGCACCCTTCTGGCTCCAGCCCCGCAAAATACATCTTCAAACCCACTGCCACGACTGCAGAGACGGTATACTTGCCACACACGACAAGAGATGCATACGGGAGCCAGAGGCAACCGGTGACCCACAAACAAGTGTTGTATAACACGTGCACCGTCACCGCGTGCGTGTAAGAACAACAAAAGAAGTAGTAGTGGATCGCGAGGGTGGCCAGCACCTGCACCCAGGTGGTTGCCATCATACACTCAGCAGCCATCGCGAAAAACAAGAACATCACCTGCGAGTCGACGTACCGGATTCGGAACCTCTGTTGTCCGAGTCGCCATCTAGTGAACCAGAAGTACCCGTCCACCCATTCCTGCCTGATGAAATAATAATTCCAATCCCACATCGCACCCGATAGGAACGCCTCCCTGTTGGCGGTGTTGCGGTTTGCAAGCTCCACAACATCGAGCTCACCAAAATACCGCTCCGGCACAAATGTGGGCACAACCACCGGCAGCCGCACCCCATAGTGCTTCAGGAACTCCTCGACGAAAGGCCAACACAGACAAATGAACGCCTGAAACAGAGATCCCAATGTGAGCATGCTGATGCCCCACCTCAGGAACTCGGTTTGCAAATCTTCTCGGCCGTTCAGAGCGCGGGCCATCTTGTCGCCCGCCGAAATGTCGCCCAACGCGTAATACCTGAGATAGTTCTGGATGTGCCCGTGCCTGGAGCAAAAGACGAAGCTGCGGTTTGGGACATGATACGAGTGGTAATCCGCATATGCCTC